GCCGCGACACGCTGACGCTGTTCAAGCGCGACCTGAGGTTGCGGGGCATCGAACTGCCCGCACCGGCCTTCTACGTCTCGCAACGTCGCATCATGGAGGCGCAATCCGCCCGGTTGCTCGACGTGCGGGAGAACGACCGCAAGCGCTGGGACGATATGAAGCCGCGTATCACCCGCGATGCGTCTGGCCTCGCACCCATGGAAATCGTCGTGATGGACGTGAAGCCGCTCGACTGCATCGTGCGGCGCGCGGACGGCTCGACGACGTGGCCTAAAATGATCGCCTTCATGGACTGGGGGACGCATCGCGTGTTCCGCTACTTCGTCCTCTTGGCTCCGGGTGAAGGTGTCCGACAGGAACATGTAATCGAAGCCTTCAAGGCCATGGTGTCGCATCCCGAATGGGGCTTTCCGCAAAAGCTGTACCGCGACAACGGCACCGAATTTGCGATGTTCGACAAGATCAGGGCGGCTCTGGAACTTATCAACGATCCCGGCGCGCGAACGATCATCAGCGCAAAGCCCTATTCAGGCGCGTCGAAGCCGATCGAAAGCAAGTTCGCGACACTCGACCGCTTCGTATTTTCGCAGATGTTGGGTTGGGCTGGCGGCAACCGCATGGACAAAAAGACCCAGAACGTGGGCAAGCCTCCCAAGCCTTATCACGGTACGTTCGAGCAATTCTGTGTCGAGGCGAACGAGCGGATCGAAGTATTCGAGACGATCGCCATCAAGTCGGGCTATTTCAAGGGCCGCAGTCCAGCCGACTGGTACGCCGCTAAGGTCGAAGCCGGTTGGCGTCCGGTTCGCGTTGATCCGCTGGCGCTAGAGGCGGCGTTCGCTCGCCATGACACGCGTCGGGTGGATCGCGGGGCGGTATCGATCGGCGGTAAGCTGTATCGGCATCCCGAACTGCCCAATGGGGAAACCGTCTCGATCGCGTTCCCCTACCAGCGGGACGCGCTGCCGATGGTGGACCTTCCCGACTTCGGTTGGGCGGTTCTGCAACTCGATATGCCGTACCTGCCGATGGAACTGGCGGGGGCTGTCGCATCCGGCCGCGATCAGCGGGACAATGAGCGCGCGGCTCGCCAGCGCCGCCGCCAGTTGCGGCCGATCGCGCCCACCGAGGTTCACGCCGCCAACGTCACACAGTTGCCCACGCGTGCCGCGCCAGCGCCGCTTATCGACCTCGACATGTCCAGCGAAGCGAGCCGCTTTGCCGGGGCAAGGATCGAAGGCGCGAAAGATCAACCACCCGCGATGACAGAGAGCGAGCGCGCCAAGCGCCGTCGTCGCCTTATCGTAGAAGCAGAGGAGAAGCGCCTTGCAGCAAACAGTTAAGTTCGTGCCTACCTCCGTAGGCACCTCCATGCTTACGATGCTTCGTAAGGTCCATGAGCAGCGGCGTATCGCGATCTTTTCCGGTCCTCCGGGCATCGGAAAGACGACGGCTATCAACACCTTTTCAGAAGAGCAGAAGGGGAATGTTGTTGTCATTAAGCTGAACCGCACCGGAAAAACCGGCATGGGTGCCCGTATGGTCATGCAAAAGATCATTATGGCAATCCGGGAGATCACGACGGATTACAACAACTATGTGTACCATGACACATATCAGGTGCAGCGTCAGCTATCCCAATTGATCGGCCTTTGGGCTGAACAAATGGGTGCCAGCAACCTGCCGCATCGGACTATCATATTTGATGAAGCCCAATGCCTGTCGCGTGATGCTATCGAAACCCTGCGCTACTGGAACGACGTGGATCGCTGCTACGGCCCCGTTCCGATAGGCTTGGTCTTCGTCGGCAACAACGAATTTGCGCTGTCATCTTCCAAAGGAAAGAAGTCGGTTATCTCGGACGCGGTTGCGGATCGTGCCCGCTATATCGAAGAGTTCGATTATAGCTGTGTTGAAAATGACGACATAAAGATGATACTTGAAGCGCACGGCATTGCGGATAGTCGCGCAATTTCGGCTGTCATAAAGCATTACTCTTCGTCACGGACGAGCAGGAGTCTGCGTAGTCTGGTAGACTATAAAATTCCACTCATGCGCGATCTATCGGGCGGCGGCGTCATTGATGCCTCGATAGTTGCGGAGGCTCTGGCGGCTTAATTATATATTGGGAGAGAGTGACATGGCATTCGCAGATTATACGCTGGATAACACGTTCAAGTCTTACGAGAGCCCGTACAACGCGCTCAATGATGTAGACTTGCTGGTTTCGCAAGCCGCTGACCTTCTTGTCCAGGCGCATGAGCTTGCGGACAATGACGGAGGAAAGAAAGCCGTCGATACGCTGCAAGCCCTGCTGAAAGCCACTCTGGCGTTGCTGGGCATGACCGGCCCGAACATCGATCGGCTGTACGAGTTGGTCAAGGATGGCGAGCTATCGGCCCAGTCTCGGACTTCCACCGGGCAACAGGCCGCCACGATGCAACGGCAGTGATTGCCGTTGCATGTTCCACACCCATTCTCTGACTCGGACTGGCGGCATTCGTCATGACTGAACGACACAGGGTCGCGGGCCAAGACGCCATGGACGAAATCGCCGATGCGATTGGCGAGGCGGCGGCCCGTGACCTTGCCCGCCAGTTCGGCGGTACTGGCCTGTACGTGCCGCGTACCATCGGCTCGCATCATCCGATTTGCGTCGCGATCGGGCGGGACGCCGCCGATCGCCTTGCCGCATGGGCTGGCGGCAGCGCAATTTCGATCCCTAAACAAGCGGAACTCAGGGCGCGCGTTCTGGAGATGAGAAAGCGGTCATTGACAATCGTACAGATTGCGCGCGAAACGGGTTATTCGGAACGCCATGTATATCGCCTCTTGCGTGAAGAGGATGATTATAGGCAGCCACAGTTGTTTGACTGAAAATCATTTCCTGACAGGTGTCAGGTCCTAACGTATCCTATCCCTCTCCATAGATCAGACAGAGCCATCATCCTTTCGGCTTTGCACCTATGGAGATTTCCGAATGTCTCATCAGACGGCTATCGCATCGTTCGCTAGCACGATCGAAAGCATCCGCAACGAAATCACGACCGTCGAAGGACAGATTACGACGCTCGAATATGAGCGTAATGACGTTGCGGCAGCGCCACCTCATACAGACGACATCATCGCCGTCTATATCCGTGGTCTTGCGGAAAGTGCTCGCACTTTCAAAACCCAACTGACCGCACAGTTGCGGGCTCGCTACGGCAGGCACGAGAAATACAGCAATCTCGATGCGCCGAACAACGCCAAAGGCAGTCTCCAGATTCTGACACTGGAGAAGCAGCAGCAGCAGCCCGGTTTCGGTGCGGGGCGGCAGATATCGACCGAGCTTAACATCGCGGCGCTGACCTGCCTGTTGGCGGATCGAATTGAGGTCATGATCCCCGACCTGGTGCGCGAGCTTTTCCCGGAGGCCGACGCCGGTATGCGGCAAGCCGACCGTGATGCCGCCCTCGCCAAGATCGATCGCGAGTTGGCGGAGCTCAAGCAGCGCAAGAGCCAATTGGTCGAAGACATCAACGCGGCCCGTCGCGCCGTGAACGGGCAGGGCTGATCTATGGCATCGCCCCCGGCTCTGATCCGGCTGGACGGCACGCCGATGCGTGCCGCCACACTGACTCAGGAAATCGCCGCGCCACAGACGATGGGCTTGCGTTCCATCTTGTCGGGGCATCCCGCGCAAGGGTTGACGCCCCGCCGCTTGGCTGGGCTTTTGCTGGCGGCAGAGCAGGGCGATGCCATCGGTTATCTCGAACTGGCAGAGGAGATGGAGGAAAAGGACCTCCATTATCTATCGGTCTTGGGAACGCGAAAGCGGCAGGTCGCACAGTTGCCAATCGAAGTCGTGGCGGCGGGCGATAGCGAGGAAGACAAGGCCGATGCCCAGTTGGTCCGCGACTGGATGACCCGCGACCTGATCCAGACTGAGATTTTCAATATCCTCGACGCGATCGGCAAGGGCTTCAGCGTCACGGAAATCATATGGGAGTTCACCGACGCCACGTGGTTGCCCGCTAAACTCATCTGGCGCGATCCCCGATTTTTCGAGTTCGATCGTGTGGACGGCACCACCCTTTGCCTGCGGGATATCAATGGCCCGCAACCCATGCCGCCGTGCAAGTTCATTACCCATTATCATCAAGCAAAGTCGGGCCTGCCGATCCGTGGCGGCATCGCGCGCGCGGCGGCATGGTCGTACATGTTCAAGAATTACGCGATCAAGGATTGGGTCGCGTTCCTCGAAAACTACGGAACGCCTCTCCGTATCGGCAAATACGATAATGGCGAAACCGAAACCAACATCAATGTCCTTTTGGACGCGCTGGCGACCTTGGGCAGCGACGCGGCGGCCGCCTTTCCCAAAACGATGGACGTCGAGTTCATTGACCCCAAGGTCGGGACGGCTCCGAATGACCTGTGGCGGTCCAAGGCGGAATATTGCGATGGGCAATTGTCCAAGGTCGTACTCGGTCAGACCGGCACCACCGATGGCAAGCAGGGCGGCTTGGGTGACGGCGGCAACAAGGTGCATGACGGGGTAAGAGAGGACATTGAGAGGGCGGACGCGGGACTGGTTGCCGCGACGCTCAATGACCAGCTCGTCAAGCCGATCGTGATGTTCAACCGGGGCGTGCGGCGGCGCTATCCGCGCTTGCGCATCGGGCGTCCTACCGCCGTGGACGTGAAGGCGCTGACGGAGGCCGCAACGGCGCTGGCGGCGCTTGGCGTCGAGATCGATGCGGATGAGGTGCGCGACCGTGCGGGCAGGCCCGCACCCAAGCCCGGTGGGCGCAAGCTGACCGTGGGCGGTGCCAGTGTGGGCCAGCCCGCTTTGCTGACCGGCTCACAACTGGCGTCGCTGAGCGAAATGGCTGCGGCCGTCGAGGCTGGCACCATGCCTATGGATCGCGCGCGGGCGTTGATGGCGGTCGCGTTCCCCATGCTTTCGGATGCGCAAGCCGATCGCCTGCTAGGCGGCGCTCAGGAGCGCGTCGGGGCGCCTCCAGCCCCCACCGGGGCGGAAAACGGTCGGGTGGCCTTCTTAGACCTTCTGAAACCTTCTGAATCGGCAATTCGGACTCGGGGCGGCGGTGCCGCTGTCGCAGATGCGGCACCCGTCGCGATCCGCGATAGCGTCGATAATGCGGTGGGACAGGCGCTCGACGGGTGGGAGCAACTGATGGAACCGGTACTCGACCCGGTGCGGCAGATCGTCGCGCAAGCGTCGAGCTTGGAGGAAATCAAGGCGACCTTGATCGATGCGATTGAGCGGATGGACCCTGCCGCACTGACCGAACGGCTGGCACGGGCGGGCTTTGGCGCTCGGCTGGCGGGTGACATCGATGTGCGGGGGCAGTCGTGAGTTTTGCGGCCCTTTTCGCGTTCCAGCGGCCTTCCGTTGCGCCCTATCGAAAATCGGACGGCACGCTTTCTGTCGCGCCCGCCGATGTTCCCCGGTTCGACCACGACGCGGGCGGTAGTCCACTGGGGTTGCTGGTCGAAGCGGGCGCGGAAATGGGACAGCATGATAGCATCGCCTTGCGAGCCCCTGTCCCGATCGAGGGGGCGGCAACGGTGTTTCATGAGGTCGCGAACGCTGACGGCATCCAGCGCCGGGCGCATTACACGCTCAATGCCACCGCCACCGTGAACGCTTGCCTAGCCCAAGTCTGCCATCATCGGGCGATCGGGGCGGTTGCTGGCTTTGTCGCGATCCGATCGGGCGTTGTGGCCTATCAAGGCAAGCGGTGGACGCCACCGGCGATCGTCACACTGGCGGACGGCAAAGCCATCACCCTCGCCAATGGCTTTCGGCTGCTGGCGTCCTGACCATGGCCGATCAGTCGATACCAGTCGCGCCGCCACGGGAAGCGGTAGACCGTTTCCAATCCAAAGGTTTCACCTTCGGCTATTCGTGGCAGGACGTTTGGCATGAGGAACATGGGCGGTCGTTCACCGTCGCAAAGGCCATGACGCGCGACGTGCTGGAGACGATCCGGGCGGAGGTGGATTCCGCGATCGTCAATGGCACGACCTTGGAGACGTTCCAGGCGAACTTGACCCCGACGCTACAGAAGCTGGGTTGGTGGGGTCGTCAGGAAATGGCGGACCCGCTGACTGGGGAGGTCAAGGAAGTCCAACTGGGGAGCCCGGCCCGGCTCGATACCATCTTTTCAGTCAATACCCGCGCATCCTATCAGGCGGGGCGGTGGGACCGCATAGAGCGGCAGAAAAAGGCATTTCCATACCTTCGATATGTGTCGGTCATGGATGGTCGGGAACGGCCGCAGCATCACGCATGGCATGGGACGATCAAGCCTGTGGATGATCCGTGGTGGGATACCCACTATGGACCATGCGGCTGGCGATGCCGCTGCACCGCCGTTGCCTATAGCGCCCGCCAGTTGGCGCAAAAGGGCTGGGAGGTCACGGAATCGCCGCCGTACTTTCCCGCTAAGGCGTGGGTGAACAACAGGACCGGGGAAGTCTCGGAACTGGAAGAGGGGATAGACGCCGGCTGGTCATACAATGTCGGCAAATCCCGTCTGAGCGGGCTGGCACCCGCCCCGTTGCCGCCAGCGCCCGGCGACCGAAAGCCGCCTGTCGCACGCCCTATGCGTGCAAATGGGGCTGCCGAATTAAAGGCGTTCTTCAAACCGTTCGGTATGGAAGCTGGCGACGTTCGCAAGGGGAAGGTGTTCACCGATCGCGGCGGATGGCCGCTCGCAATGTCCTTCGACTGGTTCAAACGGAATGGCGAAACCGTCATGCCGCAAGGCGATGTTGGCGGCGCTGGCGAGACGATCGCACACCCGCGCGAAATATGGTGGAGTTGGGGACGTGCGGCAAATGGCGCTGCCGTTCTTGTGCGGCGCTACGTCACGGTAGACAGCGAAGGTCGTGCGAGCCGCGTCGTGGACGTAGGTCGTGACGGCTGGACCGTGGATCACGGCGATATCGACCTAGATACGCTCCGTGTCGGCAAGCTGGCCTGGCAGGACGGTGCGCAGGGCTCGGGCTTAGCCGGAGGCGACGGAGAGAGCGAGCAGGAGGAATTTGCGGCGTTTGGCCTTCCAATGCCGATCAACCTGCAATCTCTGCCAGTGCATAGTCATGTTGGTTCTGAGGCACGAGGGAAAGGCCTGACCGCAGTCGGCTGCTGGTTCGACCTTAATGGCGGTGCGGGTTTGAGCGCCACAGGGTCAAATTTCGGGGGCATCGCCAGTGACAATGCACCGGAGTCTGTATGAGCACAGCGAAAAGCGGTTGCGCTGTCTTATGCACGAGGCCTAGACCGAACGCCCGAAACGGCGCGCAACGCCTGGTCTACATAGACCCCGGCGACGTCGTTCTCAATAGACGGGCAGTGGGCGCCGGTGTGTGGCGATACCTTCCCGCCCTTTCATACAGTCGCCTGACGTGCGTCATGTATATCGACAGCGCCGATACAGTGCATTCCGCCTGAAATAGTTCTGATGAGCGGTGGCATGGATGACGCGATTGACGATTACTGGGACGGTCGGCTGGACCTTCTGGAAGTCACCGAAAGACTGTTCGGGGCTGAGTGCCGTGATAGCGCGTGGGCGCGCTTTGGTGGACGCTCCATCTACATCCCGATCCACCCTCGACCGGATCACCCTCTCAGTGAAGCAATCGGCCATGACAGGGCAAAGGCCGTGGCCGGTGAATTGGGGGGTGTCGTCGTTCAACTCCCTCTCTGCCCATCGTCCGGCTGGAGAGGCCGTCGAGAGGTCATCCTTTCAGATGCGCTTCGAGGGGTGGCGGTCGTGGCGACAGCGCGGCGGCTCGGGTGCACTGAGCGGACAGTTTACCTCATCAGGCGATCCTTAAAGGAAAACGGGGAACTGCCTGAGAAGGTACAAAAGCGGGCCGGGGCCAATCGGGCATCACTCCAGGCATCGGTTTTACAGCGCCTGCAAGAAGGCGCTCCCGTCTCGAACATCGCCGCAGCGGTGAAGGTGTCCAAATCACGAATCTGGAAAATCCGGCGGGAATTGATCGCCGCCGGTCAACTTAACGAAGCGGAGAAAGCAGTATGAGCCAGCCCTATACCCTCCTCCATCCCCTTACACTCGACGCCAAAGGCGCGGCGTTGGTGGGGCTCCAGCAAGACGGCAGAATTACCGAAGTTACGCTTCGTCGCGCGATCGGGAGTGACCTCAAGCTGATCGATCGGTTCCGTGACAAGCCGATTGAGTTGACGCTGAACATGATCGCAAAGCTTTCAGGTATCGACCTCTATGTCGTCGAGAAGTTCGACGCGGAGGATATCGGCCCTTTGGGGGACTTGGCCATGGCATCGTCACCGAATGGCCAATCAATTGGCGCGACTGCCTAGGCGAACTCGCACGCGCCTTCCGCTGGTCCCCGGCTGAACTCATGGCGCTCGAATGGTCTGACGTGGAAATGTGGCTCGATCAAAGGCCGGAGGTAATCGAAGCGTGAAACTGTCGCTGATCTTGGAGGCTGTGGACCGATGGAGCGCGCCAGCTCGTCGCGCTCAGCAGTCTACGCAGCGGCTGACCTCTGGTTTGGGTGGGCTGGCATCGCAATCGATGCGGGCGCGGAGCCAAAGCACGCAACTCGACCGTGTAGCGGGTCGCCTTCCGTCGATACTCACGCGAGCAAATGCCGCCGCCACCCGGTTCGCGCGTGCAGGGCTGACCGGCATCGAGCGGGGCGCAAGTCACGCAAGCCGCGCGATCGATGCGGTTGCATTACGAGCGGGGCGCTTCGCGATCGGCGGCGCTGGTCTGTTGGCCGCTGGCGGCGTTGCTGCGACGGGCATGTTCGCGCGCGGCGTCATCAGCAACGGCGCTCAGTTCGAGCAATACCGCGTGCAGTTGGAAACCGCGCTGCATTCCGCCAAAGCGGCGCAGGACGCTATCCGGTTTATCCAAAAGTTCGCGGCCGATACGCCTTACGAAATTGGCGAGGTCATGACGGCGTTCATTACCGCCAAGAATCAGGGCATCGATCCGTTCAATGGCGCGATGACCGATATCGGCGATAAGGCGTCATCCGTTGGTCGCAGCTTTGAGGACGTGGCCTTGGCGGTTGGCGACGCCATGCGCGCTCAGTGGGAGCGGTTGCTTGACCTGGGCATCGTGGGTTCGACCCATGGCAGCAAGGTCGCGCTTCAATATTTCGACCGCAACGGCAAGCAGGTTTCCAAATCGGTCGCCAAGGACGCGACCAAAATCCGGGATACTTTGCTGGGGATATTCCGTGAGTCCAGCGGTGGCGGCATGGCGCGGCAGTCCAAAACGCTGCTGGGTATATGGAGCAACCTGACGGACAAGGTGACGAACTTTGAGGTTTCCGTCGCCAACAAGGGCATTTTTGATCGCGTCAAAGGCCGGTTGCAGGAAGTCTTGGACTGGGCTGATCGTCTGGAAAAGGAAGGCAAGCTGGACGCATGGGCACAGCGCGCCTCGGACGAAATGACCAAGCTTTTCGACCGCGCCGATCGCTTTGTTCGGGAGGTCGATTGGAAGGCCGTTGCCGATGGTGTCGGTTCCATCACAAGCGCTCTTGTCACCACGGTCGAATGGATCGGCAAAGCGACGAAGGCTTGGGGCGAATTGAACCGTATCGGCGCTGGCATCGATAAGCGAGCGGGCTTCGATAACACCGGCAACAGCATCGAAAGCAAGATTTGGTCCGCGCTGACTTGGGACCCGTTCGACGCGATGATGAGTGGTCCGTCAAAGTCTACGCCTGCCCCGCAACCGGCAAAGCCGCGACCGGCTATCCCCAATCGTCGTGGCGTCTGGGAACGTGCATTGCAGAACGCCCCCAGTGCTTCGAGCCCGCTGATGAAACCGGCGCGGATGCAGGTCGATATCCATTTGAAGGGTGACGGTGCCAAGGGTGCGCAGGTTCAGAAAATCAGCACACCCGGTCACGTCACAGCAAGCGTGTCCCGTTCCGTCTCGCGCGGTCCTGCCATGGGAGGCGCGGCATAGTTTCGTCCTGGCGGTGCAAGCCGCTCAACGTCACCTCGACCGATGATTATCCATTCGGGTCGGTTCGGGGAACGAAGGACGATACGGCGGGGTCGGTGGCTTTCTCCTCCACCGGCCCCGCCCATCGTTCGGTCTATTTCCAGAAGGTTCTAAGACGTGTCTCAGCAGCTTCTTTTCACCCTCTCAGAACCTGTCACGATCGTCCTGAGTGGCGCGCATGGCCCGAAGCGTGAAAAGCAGATTGTCGACATCTCGCTACGCGGACTGGAACCGGGCGATATCCTGTTGCTCGACCGTTTCCGTCACCAACCGGCAACGCTCGGCTTGCAACTGGTTGCGACGTTGAGCGGCCTCACGGTGCCACAGGTAAAGCGCCGCGCCATGACGGACTTTGCGAAGATCGCGGACGCGGCATTAGCACGTTTGGCGGCGGCGGCGCGGCGCATGGGCATCCCGACCGAATGGTTTCGCGAACAGCCCGCCACGTGAACGGCCTATCTCGCTTTGTCTCATTTTGTCTCGGTTTATCCCGCCAGTGCCATTCTCTATGTCTCTCTCGACCGGTTCCTCTTGAGAGCCGAAATCAAAGAACGTATATCGAACAAATGGCGCAACTCGATACCCGTGAGAAGCTCGCGATCCTGGCGGATGCGGCGAAATATGACGCCTCCTGCGCCTCTTCGGGCACGTCGAAACGCAACAGCCGCGACGGCAAGGGGATCGGCTCGACCGAGGGCATGGGCATCTGCCACGCTTATGCGCCGGACGGTCGCTGCATCTCGCTGTTGAAGATCCTGCTGACCAATAGCTGCATCTTCGACTGCCATTATTGCATCAACCGCAAGTCGTCGAACGTCCGCCGCGCGCGCTTCACCGCGCAGGAGGTGGTGAACCTGACGCTGGCCTTCTATCGGCGCAATTATATCGAGGGGCTGTTCCTCTCCTCCGGCATCATCAAGTCCTCCAACTATACGATGGAGCAGATCGTCGAGGTCGCGCGGTCCCTGCGCGAGGATCACGGCTTTCGCGGTTATATCCATCTGAAGACCATCCCCGATGCCGATCCCGAGCTGGTGCGTCTGGCCGGGGTCCATGCCGACCGCGTGTCGATCAATGTCGAGCTGCCCACGGTCGGCGGCCTGCGGCGGCTCGCGCCCGAAAAGGATGCGGCCCGGATCGAAGGCGCGATGGCCGATGTGAAGACCGCCATCGAGGATCGGACGGACGCGGCGAAGAAGTACAAGTCCGCCCCCGGCTTCGCGCCCGCCGGCCAGTCGACCCAGATGATCGTCGGCGCCGATGCCGCGACCGACCGCGACATCGTCGGGCGCGCGGCGGCGCTGTACGACCGGTTCTCCTTGCGCCGCGTCTATTATTCGGCGTTCAGCCCGATCCCCGATGCGTCGGCCGTCCTGCCGCTGCAACGCCCGCCGCTGATGCGGGAGCACCGGCTATACCAGTCCGACTGGCTGATGCGCTTCTACGACTATCGCCCGAACGAAGTGGCGGCGGCGGCGGACGAGGCGACGGGGATGCTGCCGCTCGACATCGACCCCAAGCTCGCCTGGGCATTGAAATTCCGCCAGCATTTCCCGGTCGACGTGAGCCGCGCGCCGCGCGAGATGCTGCTGCGCGTACCGGGGCTGGGGGTGAAGGCGGTGGACCGGATCATCGCCACCCGCAAATGGCGCAAGCTGCGGCTGGAGGATGTCGGGCGGCTGACCGTCTCGATCACCAAGCTGCGCCCCTTCCTGATCGCCGAGGACTGGCGGCCGGTGGCCTTGGCGGAGCGGGCCGACCTGAAGCCGCTGGTCCAGCCAAAAGGCAAACAGCTCGAACTCTTTGGCTGAGTGAGAGTGATTCGCGGGTGAAACGGGCGTCATGTTGCGCCGTTGGACCCCACGAAGGAGACGATCATGGCCACCGCCGACATCTATGCCGATCTGAAGCGGGATCACGACAAGCAGCGCGTGATGCTGAAGGAGCTTGCCGAGCTGAAGGGCGATGGCGCCAAGCGCAAGAAGCTGTTCGAGGCATTCCGCATCGAGATCCAGAGCCATGCCGCCGCCGAAGAAGAATCGCTCTACGCCACGATGCTCGCCGAACCGGACCTGCGCGACGATGCCCGCCATTCGGTGTCGGAGCATAAGGAGATCGACGATCTGCTCGGCGAGATGATGGACCTCGATTTCGCATCGGACGAGTGGGAATCCAAATTCTTCCACATGCGCCATCGCTATGAGCATCATATCGACGAGGAAGAGGAAGAGATGTTCCCCGCCGCCGAGAAGGAACTCGACGACGCGACCGAGGAAAAGCTGGCGGCCATCTATGAAGAGCGCAAGCCGATCGAGGAAAAGGAGGCCAAGGCCAACCCGCCCGGCGGAGACGAGCGCGATTGATCTTCGGGCGTAAGCTATCCCTGCCCTACAAGGGGAGGTGGCAGGGCGAAGCCCTGACGGAGGGGTGTCACCGGTCGCGAGCGAAACCGCCCTCGCGGCCGGGGACACCCCTCCACCATGCTATGCATGGTACCCCTCCCCTTGCAGGGGAGGAATGAGGGGGTATGCGCATCATAACCCTCTCCGCCCCCGACGATTTCGACGCATGGCGGGACGCCG